ATGGACGAATTTGCCGCGTTTGATGTAGACGCAGGGTACAAGGCACTTGCATCAACAAGAGATGCAACGAAGAGCCGTATTTTCAATTCAACGCCAGACGGCGTTGGCAATGCGTTTTATGACGTGGCGCACTCTGATGCAGTCAAACAAGTTGTTTTGCACTGGACAAAACACCCAGTCAAAGCACAGGGCTTGTACATCGGAGGAGATGGGAAACCAAAAAGCCCGTGGTACGACGCAGAATGCAAGCGTTGTATCCACCCACAAGAAATTGCACAGGAACTCGACATCGACTTCCAAGGATCGGACTTCCAGTTCTTCGATCCCAAAGAGATTGACCGTCTTGTTATGCAGTGCTGCCGACCACCCTCGTTTGTGGGCGACCTGAACTTTGATCCGGCGACTTCTCAACCTAAGTCGTTCGTGCAACGCCCCGGAGGCCCGCTTCGCCTCTGGTGTGGTGTTGATGCATCTGGTCAGGTCGCCCACGACCGGGGTTACGTAATTGGCGCAGACATCTCTGCTGGTACAGGCAGCAGTAACTCTGTTCTTTCTATTGCTGATCGAAACACCGGTGAAAAGATTGGAGAACTCGTAACTCCAAACTTACGACCAGATGAGTTGGCTCGCTACGCAGTTGCTTTGTGCAAGTGGTTCCACGACGCAGAAGGAAATGGCGCGTTCATCATCTGGGAAGCGCCAGGGCCAGGCCGAAACTTTGGCGATGTTGTCATTGAACTCGGATACAGGCACGTCTACTGGAAGACGAAGGAAGAGTCGATTGCGCGAAACACCGTGCCTGTTCCTGGATGGTGGCCAGTCAAAGATGCGAAGCGAGCAGTGTTTGGCGATTACAGACGCGCCTTGCTAGACGGGCGGTTCATCAATCGTTCTCGCGAAGCGATGTCAGAACTGCGCGAAATTGTCTATACAGCGAATGGGAGTATTGAACACTCCAAAGCAACGAGGACAATTGATCCAAGCGGTGCGAGAGACAACCACGGCGATAGACCTACTGCCGATGCACTCTGTTGCTATGCTCTTGCAAGACGAGCACCTGCAATCGCACTGCGCGAAGACATCGTGCCTGAAGGAAGCATCCTAGCGCGCCGAAAGTTGGTGGAGGACAAACGGCGCAGATTGGCTGAATGGTAATGGAACTTGATCGCGTTAGCCGTTTAGTAACCGCATTTGACCATTCTCGTCGCAAGTTGCAGACGTTCCGAGAACGTCGCCTGTCTATGATTCGCCAATTCGTCGGAGGCGCGTGGTCCGATGGTGGCGCACCAGACAAGGTGCCTGTCAACTTTCTTGAAATGGCGCTGGGTATTTATCGGCGTCAAGTCGCTGCACGTGCTCCACGTGTCATGGTTCGTTCCAAGAATGGAGATAACATTCCATTCGCTGACGACCTTGAAATTGCACTCAACATTTCAATTGATGACATTCGATTTGACGACACCATGCGTCGTTGGGTGCTCGAAGCAATGTTTGGCATGGGAGTATTGAAGGTTGGTCTTGCTCCAAGCGATCAAAAAGAAATCTTCGGATTTACTCACGATCCAGGCCAGCCTTTTGCCGATGTAGTTGATTTCGAAGACTTTGTCTTTGATATCACTGCAAAGCGCTGGGATCAGGTCCAGTTCTGTGGCAACCGTTACGCGCTTCCGCTTGATGCAGTGCGTGACCTCAAGATGTTCAAGGGTGCAAACCTTTCGAAATACGAACGGCGCACATCCAACGAACAAGGTGATGAGAAAGTGTCGAACCTCGTTGACGACGGCGGGTCGTACGGCGAAGAGACATACATGGACCTTGTTGAACTATGGGACATTTGGCTCCCATATGAGAACATCGTTGCTACGTTCCAAGCGGGACCAGATGGCGGCATTGAAACGCGAAACCCAATTCGCGTTGTTGATTGGGAAGGTCCAGAAGGCGGGCCATATCACCTGCTCTCCTTTGGCGATGTGCCAGGTCAAATCATGCCGCTTCCTCCAGCAGCGCTGATGATTGATTTGCATGAACTTGGCAACCGAGTGTTTAGAAAACTCGGAAGGCAAGCAGATCGCCAAAAGACGGTTACGCTTATTGCAAGCGGAAACCAAGAAGATGGTCGCCGGTTGACCGATGCCAACGATGGCGATGCTATTTCTGTAGATCGCCCAGAAGCAACAAAGGAAGTTCGATACGGCGGGGTCGATCAAGCCGCTCTTGCGTTCTTTCAGCAGTTGCGCCAGTTGACTTCGTACTTCGGTGGCAATCTTGAAACTCTTGGCGGACTTAACAACGCAACGAACACTGCTTCGCAAGAGCAGTTGGTGAAGAGCCAAGCGACCATGCGCATTGCAGATATGCAAGAGCGCGCAACAGATGCTGCGACGCGAGTCATCAAGGCAATCGCGTACTACATGTGGACAGATCCAGTCCGCACGTATCGCGTTCCGAAGAAGATCCCTGCATCTGACATGGTGATTATTTCGGACTTGAAGCCAGAGCGTCGCAATGGTGAGTTCCCTGATTACGCCATTGAGATCATTCCGTTCTCAATGCAATCGCGAACGCCAACCGAGCGCATGCAGACTCTTACCCAGATCATGCAGACGTTCATTGTTCCGATGGCGCCGCTTCTTCAGCAGCGCGGTCTTGTTCCAGACATCGAAGGATTCCTCAAGATGTCTGCTGAACTCAGCGGCACTCCTGAAGTTGTCGATCTGGTTACGAAGGTCGAGCCAGAGGAATTGATGCAAGGACCGCCGTCGCCACAAGGTGCTGGTGGCGGTCGCCCAGCAAACACGACTAGGAACTATGTTCGCGCAGACCGTGGCCAAGACAGTCTTAGCCAGCAAGACCAAGCAATTGCAAGCATGATGCAGTCAGCGCAATCTCAGCAAGGAGCATAAATGCCGTTCTACATCTACGTAGACAAGCAGACAAACGAGCGTGTGGAACTGATGATGACCATCCAAGAAATGATGCGCAGACGGCGCGCCGATGGTTCCATCTTGCACGAAGGCCGCATCTTGCACCGCAGCATTGCAGCAGAGCACGGTGGGGTTTCTAGTAACCCTGGGAACTGGCCAATGAGGAGTGACGCGGCAGGCGTACACCCGTCGCAGACTGGCGCTGCATACGAAGAGAGTGTCAAACTAGGGGTTCCGACCCGGTTCGATCCGCAAACCGGACAGGCCATCTTTGAATCAAGATCCCATCGTCGGGACTTTTTGAAGGCAAAAGGAATGTTTGATCGTAGCGGAGGCTATGGAGATTGACTACAATGCCTGACAACAAGCAAGAAATTCCTGACGATCCGTTTGACATTCGCGACGAAATCATGGAAATTGATGACGCTTTGAATACAGAAGATGCTCCAGCGGACGCTCTGGAAACCTCTCCTGAATCAGACGGATCAAACTGGCAAAGTGAACTCGTTCGCAAGGCTTCAGAAGCCGGCATGCCAAAAGAGATCATCGCAAAACTGCAAGGCGCAGATGCCGTAAACGACTTAGTGTCGATTATCGCAAACGCCGTTCAAAAGCAGGCGATTATCCCTGAAGAGCCTGAGAAGAAGCCGAAGAACGATTTCGAACTTGAGATTGATGAGGACACGGCGTTTGACCCAGACGCTGCACGTGCCATCAAGAAGATGCATGCTTACTACGAGACAAAGATCCGAGAACTTGAAACCAAGTTTTCCGAGAACTCAAGCAAGCAAGTTTCTGATTCGCTCCCATCGTTTGTCAAAACGCTTGGTGACGAATGGCAACCTGTGTTTGGAACTGACGAAAAGCCCAACACATCAAATCTCAAGCGTCTTGAAGAGTCCGTGCAGACAATTCGCGCTGGCTACACGGCTCGACATCGACGCATTCCAGCAGAATCAGAACTTTTGAAAATGGCGCTGAACGCTTCGTTTGGCGACAAGCAAAAGGAAATTGCGCGATCTGAATTCGCAGGGAAAGTTGAAAAGCGATCTAACCAGATCGTTTCTCGACCTGGAACTCGCACTGCATCATCATCCAACCCGCGCATGCGCGCGGCACAGGGAGTTGCAGACTGGTTCAAGAGTCGCGGAATTGATCCGTATTCGACCGCTCAAGAAGACTTCCAATAAAACAAAAAGGACCAAGTCATGCCAATTCTCCAGGCAGATGACATTGCAGATCTCATCACCACGACCCAGCGCAACCTGGGTGAAATGAAGTGGACCGATCTTTCGTACTCCCTCCAAGAGCACATCGCTCTTCCGCAACTCCTCAACAAGAACAAGGTGTCGTTCAATAGCGGCACTGGCATCCAGTGGAACCTCATGGTTGGCACCACTGGTGCTACGAAGGAAACTGGCCTCTACGCCACCGACTCGGTCAACGTGTCGGACGTGATGATTACCGCCAATATCCCTTGGCGTCACATCACGACTTCGTACGCAATTGAGCGTCGCGAAATCGCGATCAACCGTTCCCCGGCACAGATCGTCGATCTTGTGCGTATCCGCCGCCACGACGCAATGGTGGACATGGCGGGCTTCATGGAGACACGCTTCTGGCGTCGTCCCAATGGCTCGACCGACACGTTGTCGATCTACGGCGTTCCGTACTGGATCACGTGGACGGACAACTCCTCCACGAACGCAAACGGCGGCTTTGACGGCGGTAACCCAACCGGATTCTCGGCTGGCGCTGCAAACGTCGATTCCACCGCTTACACCCAATGGAAGAACTGGTGCGCAAAGTACACCAGCGTCACGAAGGATGACCTCATCCAGAAGTGGCGTAAGGCTTCGACCTTCACCAACTTCAAGGCTCCGGTGTCACAGCCCGACTACCAGAACGGCAACATGTACGGCTACTACACGAATTACAACGTGATTGGCCAATTGGAGCGCGTCCTTGAAACCCAAAATGACAACCTGGGCAACGACATCGCTTCCAAGGATGGTCGCGTCACCTTCCGTCAAGTCCCAGTGACGTGGTGTCCTCACCTTGAGGGTCGTGCCGGTGATCCGATCTACGGCATCAACTGGGGCGCGTACCGTCCAGTGTTCCTCTCGGGCGAATACATGCGCGAAGAAGGTCCAACGAAGGCGAGCAATCAGCACACCGTCTTCCAGACCTTCATTGACACCACGATGAACCTTCAGTGCGTCAATCGTCGCGTCAATTTCGTCCTCGCAACCGCATCTCCAGACGTTTCGGCCTAATAGGGCCAGAAAGGCAGTTCAATCATGCCTCAACTTATTACCAAGTACAACTCTGGCCCTCTCGGTGTATCCGAAGCGGCTGACGCTCTTCTTGATCCCAAGAGTGCATTTCGCTACTTCCTTGATTTCATGAATGATGTCGAGGATGGCCAATACACTTCCACTGTAGTTGCCGCTTCCAGCGGTACGGCAGCACCAGTTGCATCGGCTCATGGTGGAACGGTTTTGCTGGATACCGTTGGTACCACTGATGGGATGGGAGTTGTTATTTCATCCCCAGGCGATTTCATTGTTCTTGATGGAAGCAGGACTGTTTACGCAGAAGCCCGCCTTTCATACAGCAACATTCTGGCATCTTGGTACTTTGGCTTGACTGCCAATTCCCCAGCAGGTAGTGAATGGGGTACCTCGTCAATCACTCCAGGCTCGGCAGTGGCGCTCATTGGATTTGACGCTGGTACCGACTCGCTTACTGGTGCAACTGCTGGCAAGTCGCTTCAACTTTCGACGTACGGAAGTTCGCACGTCGAATCGCTCGTGCCACTTGACTTCACTCTTGCAGCAGGAACCTTCTACCGCGTAGGAATTTTGGTCCAAGGCTGGACGGTTCAGGCATACGTCAACGGCAAGAAGTACGGTGCTCCGAACAGGCTCAATAGCAACACCACTACAACGATGGGAGTCCAACTCAGTGTTGTGACGCGCGGAACATCCGCCCGCACAATGACTTGCGACTACATCGACGTTGTCTGCACTCGCTGATATAAGAATCCATCGGGTTCTTATGCAACACGACCTGCCACATGGCAGGTCGTGTTGTTTTATTTAGTTGCTTGTGCTGCCAGATGTATGCACTGGGACATGGCGTCGGTGAT